CAAGATATAAATTCATATGAAGAATTAGTAATTTTTACGCAACCTTCTGTATTAGATCAGTTTAATAATAATAATAATAATAAACAAATATGTATTATTGATAATATAGATTATTTGCAAAATAATGATAAAAAAATATTAACTTCATTATTAAAACAATTTAAAATAGATGAGAAAAAAAAATATATTAATAATTTTAAAATTATTTTATGTGGAACTAATAATTATGATAAAAAAATTAAAGAAATAATTAAATTTTGCAATGTTGTAACTATGCAAACTAATAATCATATTTTATTTAATAATTATGAAAAAAATATACAAAACAATATTAAAAAAATTATGACAAAAGAATTAAAAGAAAATTATATTATTGAAAATGAAAAAGCAACACAAAGTTTACTATTTCATGAAAATATTATAGATTTAATAAAAAATAAAAATGATATTATGTTTTATAAATTATTTTTGCAAAATTTTTGTATTGGAGACTATTTTGACAGAATAAGTTTTCAAAAACAATTATGGATTTTTAATGAAATTACATATTATTTTAAAATATTACATAATTATAGTTTGTATAAAAATTCTAAATTAAATACAAAAAAAAGTAATGATTATAGATTTACTAAGGTTCTTACTAAATATAGTAATGAATATAATAATAATAATTTTATTATTGAAATGTGTACTAAATTAAATTGTTCAAAAAAAGAATTATTTTATTTAATAACAAATAAAAATACTATTAATTTATCACAAATTGAAATTGATAGATGTACTACATTTTTTCAATTAACAGTTTAATTATTAATTAATTTAACTAATTGATTTATTTGTTTATTTTTTATATCTAAATCTTTTTGTTTTGCATCTAATTCTTTATTTTTTGTATCTAACTCTTTGTTTTTTGCATCTAATTCTTTTTGTAATATTAAATTTTCTTCAATTTTACTTTTTAATGCATTAATAATTTCATTTTGAGACAATACATAATCTGTACCATCTGATTTTTTAACAGTAACTTGTTGTGTTCCATTTTTCTCTCTTTCTTCATCTCTTTTTTTAATTTCTTCAATTACATCTGGTTTATATTTTATATTACCAGGCTCATATACTCTTAATAAGTCTACTATTTCTGTTGTATAAAAATTTTGTAAATGTATATTTTTTATAAAATTTTTTACTTGTAATGCAGATTCATGACACATTTTATTATTAGAATCAATTAATTTTTTTTTATCAAATGTATTTTGATCATGAGAAACTACAAGAATAGTTTTTAAAGGGTCTAATTGAATAAATGGTATAGTATAATTTTTTAAAAAAAATTTTTCTTCTGCCAATATAGCATCATCTTCATATTGTGTTATTTTTAGTAATTGACGTTTGAATGCAAATGTACCTGCAGTTGCATGATTTGGTCCATAGGGTCCAAACCGATACATTTTATTTATGGTATTAAACCATATATGTATTTCACTAGAACCAGCACATAATGCATTGCTATTAATTAATTTATTTACAGCATGTGAAATTCTATTTGGTGGATAATAATCATCATCATCCATATAAACAATTATATCATTATCATTTTTGTAATTACATAATTCATGCATATAATTTCTTTTTTTTCCTAATGGAATTTTATTCTCTAGTTTTATATATTTTACAAATGGTATATCTTTAACTAAGTCTTCAATTGTATCAAATCCATCATCTACTATTATCCATTCAATTAATTCTTTGGGATAATCTTGAGCTAATACACATTGAATAGTACCTTTAAAAAATGGTCGTCTATTAAATGTTGGTGTACATATACTAACTCTTGGCAGATTAATATTACTTTTTTTATTTTTTTTATTTGTCATTCATTTATAATATAAATTCTTTTTATTTATTAATTAGTATAAAATAAATTATTTTTTATCTTTCATAATATTATTTGTATTAACTAAAAAATCTATATATATAACTAATGTAGTAAATAGAGTTAATACCGCCCATGTACCAAAAATAAGTGATAAATTAATATAATCAGGAAATACAAATTTATTTTTAATTAGATTAAATAAATAAAAACCTATACCATAAATACCATATATAAATACTTTTCCTGTTATAAATAATGTTACTATTACAGGAATTATAAAATATCCTAATATTCCAAGCACATAATTATAATTACCACATTTAACAGTTTTACTTGCTGTAGTTGAACCTTTTTTATTAGTCTTCTGTTTCTTTTTCTTTTTTTTATTATTTTTCTTTTTATTACTTTTCTTTTTACTACTTTTCTTTTTATTACTTTTATTTTTTTTATTTTTGGCACCTTCTCTTACATTTAAAGAAATACCAAACATCCAAGCCACAATAAAAAATAATAAAAATAATATTAAAAATGGACCTTTATTAGATGATGTTACCATTCCATATAATAGATATCCAAGATATGTAAATATATTCATACTTAATAAAAATAGAAATAATGCTATAATTAATGATAATAAATTAATACCAACATTATTAAAAAATGATTTAGTAGATGGTTTAATACTACTAAGTTTATTATAAAATAGATTAAAATAAGATAAAAAAAATGTGTTTATTATATACATTAATAAATAAAAAAATCCATAAAAAAATAAAATAATAACAACCCAATTAAAACCATTCTGAGGACTAATATCAATATTCATAAAACCCTGAATAGAGTTAACTATTAAATTAGACATTTTTAAACATATAATATATGATGCAGATAAAATATAAAACATATATGAAAATAAACTCATATCTGATAAATCATTTTGGAAACAATAATTATTTATTAAATTATTAAAATCTGTATTGTCAAATGTTTTATTAGAATCATCTGATTTACAAAAACTTTCTATATTTATTGTATAATCAACTAAATTTTCAAAATTAAGTTTTATATTTTTATTATTTATAGGATTTTTACTATCTTGTAGATTATAAAAAATAATTATTAATAATATAATTATTATAGCAAACATATATGCAATATTTTTAATAACTTGTAAATTCATATTTTTAATATTTGAATTAGTACTCATTAATAATATATTGATATTTTATAATGGAGATATTATTAATTATATTATTAATAATAATTATTTTTATGATATTTAAAAATAATAAAGAAACATTTAGTCAAGATTATTATCCTCATGAATATAATTCAAACCAAATACCTTGTAATAAAAAATAATTAAAATTTTAATTATCTAAATTTTAATTTTAATTATCTAGAATATACTAATCCAGCTTGGCCTGATAAAAATCGTATTATATTATATCTCTCTTCTATAAAATTTAAATTATATGAATATTCATATAAATTTAAGGATTTAGTATTTCCAATTGGGGTGCCATTTATATCACATATAACTTGATATGGCGTTGTTTCATCAAATGGTGGCGTATGTGTATTAAATTCTAATTCTATAACTTTAAATTTACTTAAATTAATTGCACCTGAAGGTTGTAATTCATATGGGTCTGTATTTAAACAATAGTTATATACATATAATCCATCATCTGAATTTCCCTTAGACATTTTATATTTTTCAATATAATTATAAATACCTGCGTCTAAAAGATTTTCTCTATATTTTCCATCAAATAAAATAGAAAGATTATTTAAAATATTTTTTGTGTAATTTTTATTATTTGTAGGAGTAATATAATAATAAGTATTAGTTAAATAATTTCCTCTTGAATTATTTACTAAATCAATATCATTTGTTATATTACTACCTGGACCTATATTTAAATTGTCAAATACAATAGGTCCATTTTTAGGAGCATCTAATAATGTATAAGGAATAACTTTATTATACGGCCAATTACTATAATTAGACCATTCATTTCTATTATTTACATCTGTTCTTTGAAAATACCACATCCAGCTTGATGCCATACCATTTGTTGTTAATTTAATTCTTTTAGTACCAACTACATTTGGAAAATTATCTTCTTTAATATCTTTAATTAAATATTTTTGTTCATTTTTAGCAAAAACAATAGATTCTTCTTCCGATAAAAAACAATATGTAGCTATTAAATGTATATCTGTATTCCAGTCAGTTGATAAATCATATGCCTCTTTACTTAAATTTATATCAGATGGTGGTGGATGAATAAATCTATAAAATGAATGTAATTCATTATTTACATTTGGCCTAATACCATTATATTCATTAAATCCACTTTCTTTGGTAAGTGAAATATCATTAATAGTAAATAAATCATTAATTGGTCTAAGAACTATATCTATTGTTACTTCACTATATTGTAAACATACTAAAGGTAATGCCATTTTAGAAGAATAACTAAACCAAAAATTTAATGGTACATATATTTTTCGTCCTTTTATAGATGGTTCTGGGCCTAGATAAGTTTTACCAGGTTCAGGACTAGTATAATAAGCATGTGGATAATAATTATATTTTAAAATATTACCAGCATTTGGATTTGTCAATTCATCTGTCATTCCAATCATTTTATTAAACATTTCTTTTTTTGAATTAGATGAATCTCTATCAACTATATTTTTAATATATTGTCCAGAAAATGATTGAATTACTAAACCACCAATAGATAATGTAACTTTTTTAATAATATTAGTACCTAAATTTTCTATCCATTTAAATTTATATGGTTTCCACACATCATTAATACTAGTAGGAGGCATAATAGGACTCCATATATCAGGTATATTAAATACTAAAAATGTATCTAATAATAATTCTGCATTTCTTGGAATTTTAAATGAAAAATGACTATCTTCATTTAATTTTAGCATTTTTTGACCATTAAAATCAATTCGAATGTTTTGTAATCCAAAATTACTATATTTTGCATATACTGTTTTAAAAAACGTTTTACTAGGATTTCCATTTAATATTATATTTTGGTTTCCATAAGATATTAAATTTAATAAACCACCTGGCATATAAATATTAATAATATAATTTTCTATATTATAAAATATATTTAATAATTAATGGATAATATTAAAGAATATTTATTATGGACTATATCATTAATACTTTTAATAATTGTTGGCTATATTTTTAATAAATT